TCAATCAAAATCGTGCAAGATAATATCTAGGGAAAAGTTGTTCTTATTAATCTTTCCGCCCTTATCTTTTTTATAAATTATTTTTTCTATAACTAAATTTAATAGTCTATTTTTCTCTCCAGGTGTTAGTTCATCAGAATATTGTTTTAAAATTAATTCTATTATTGGAACTATTTTCTTTTTACTTTTTAGTTCCTTATCAACATCTTTATTTTTTATAATTTGATTTTTTTTATCTTTCAATTTATCCAATTCTAAATTTAAAGTATTTGTTCTATTAATAAATAATTCCTTAGTATAAGTACCATTTTCCACTAATTCACAGGCTTTTTCTATTTGCATCTTACATTTATCTATTTTACTATTAATAATATCTAGTAAGTCTTTATTAGTGTCTATTTGCTTTTTTATTTCTTTTTCGTAATTATTTATGTAGTATTTATAATCTATTTCTAACTCTGCTAATGATTCTAATATCTTCTTTTCTACTAGATCTAAATCACTAGAAACACATTCACATCTTAACTTACTACAAATTAATGTGTCTTTATGTACATTTTCTGGAACCTCTTTGAAAGTTGTTATCGCTTTATCAAATTCATCAGTTTTAATGTTTAAAAGTTTCTTTAATTCATACCATTTATTAGCGTGTGGAATAGTAAATTTTTGGTTATTGCTTGAAAACCAGTGGTCTACGATACTCTTGGAAACGTGTAAAGAATGTGCAATGTCATTTAAACTATAGTTTCCTTTATTTTCTCTTAAAATTATCCTTAATTTTGTTTTATCAACAGGATAACATCTCTTTTTTCTATTCTTTTTGTCTTTTTTTTCATAGTATGGTCTTCTATGCATACTATTTCCACAATAGCCACATTTTATTAATCCAACAAGTGGATTTTTTATTTCTTTTTCGCTAGAAATACATTTAGATCTATTAGATTTTAATTTTTCCTCTATTCTTACTTTTGTTTGTTCATCTAATATAGGTTTGTGTTTTCCTCTCACAAGTATATAATCATTTGAATATGGTTTTCTTTTTATTATTTGGCCATTTTGTAATATTTTAACCGTTTTTCTTTTATTCCAAGTTAAATATCCATAAACAGAAGGACTTGTTAATATATTTCTTATCATTGCAGCAGTCCAACTATTTGATTTCCTTGGTTTAATACCTAGATAGTTAAAATAGTGTGCAGTATTTGTTGTACCCATATCGTTAATAACAATATTAATAACTTCTCCTTTCGTAAAATAATCATTAGGTATATGAATATTATTTATATCAATATTATAATTAGATGCGATAGTATCTATTGTGTCATTTTCCTTAATTGTATAATTAACACATTTACTATTTAAAGTTAGTTTTAGATTACTTCCTATTTTCATATTAGGATTTACAATTGTGTTTTTTCTTACTCCAAAAAGTTTTGCAATACTGCACAAAGTATCATCATCTTTTACTTGATAAGTCGTATTTAATCCATTTAGCAATATACTTGCAGCAAGTCTAATTACCCTTGACTCACTCTCATTTTCGATTAGTATAAATCCTTTTTCGTTTATTAATTTTTCTTTTGTATATCCATATGGCAAAACGGAACCTACATATTTTCCATCTTTTACACTTCTTACACGACCTCTATTTAATATTTTTTTAGTATATTTTAAATATTTTCTAGCTTGGAATAAACCATCCTCAAAATAAGATAAATCATCATCATTTTCCAAATTGTAAATCTTAAATGGGGTTATTATTTTTGTGTTTGTATATAAAAATGTTTGTGCTATTATTCCTTGATCTATTGAACTACCACGAGCCAAACGTTCTACTTCTATACAAACAACTGCTTTAATGTCTTGTCTTTCAACTATCGATAACACTTCTTGAATAACAGGACGATCCTCAATAGTATCACCAGAAGCAACCTCTCTATAAATATTTTTTTCTGGAATAGGTTTTCCGAATATGTTAATAATAAAATCTTGTAATTCTTTTTCATGTCTTTGTAGTGTTTTTTCAACAGATTCCTCTTTGAAATAATCTGAGTCTTTTCTTGACTTTCTTAAATAGATTATAAGTTGGTCCAGTATTTCGTCAACAGTTAGATTTTTTTGTATATTTAAAATTTCTAAAATTGTAGTTAAATTCATATTATAGCACTTTCTTTCTCTTTAATTTTATGCTATAATTGTATAGAAAAACCTATACAATTATAGTTTCTATTTAGTCTCTATTTTTTGTTAAGTGTGGTAACTTATTGGTTTTTCATTTCAACACTTCATGCGTCAACATGGAGTGTCTTTTTTTTTACGCTTTTATTTTTTTCTTTTCTTCTTCTTTTGATTTACAATATTGGTATACATGATTAGTTACATAGCAATCATCTGTTGCTCTATGTGAATTATATTTTAAGTTGAAGTATTCTTTTAAAGTTTCTAATTTATGATTTTCTGTATCATTTATATATCTTCTTGCTAAATATAATGTATCTATATTTTTATTTTGAATTAATTTTAAGTTTTGTTCGAATAATTTGGATTCAATAAATCCAAGATTGAAACTTGCATTGTGTGCAATTAAAGTATAATCTTCAATCCAATTTATAAAATCTGGTAATACTTTTTCTATTGTTTTACAATCCTTAACCATATCATCATCTATTCCAGTTATTTTTGTTATTCTACTGCTTATATGTATCTCAGGATTTATTAAAACATTAAATGTATCAATTAGTTCATTATTTTTATACTTAAGTGCACCAATTTCTATAATTTTATCATCATTTGCATTAAGTCCTGTTGTTTCCAAGTCAAATACAATATAATCATCTACTAATTTTCTGGCCTTACCGTTTTTATATAAGGTATTTGTTGTATAAGTATTCTTTTCACTATTTGTATTTCTAAAAGTATTCTTTTCACTATTTGTATTTTTAAAGGTATTTAAATCATATCCACAGAATGGACAAAATAAACTATTGTTTTTAATTTCTCTTTTACAATTAACGCATATTCTTCTTCTGTCATTATTTATAACCTTTGAATTATTGTTTAAATTTACAATTTTAACAATATCTAAAATCCAACCTATACAAAATAATCCACCTGTAAATAAATATAATAATCCTAATCCTATTTTTTTATTATAGAAGTGATGTAATCCAAACCAACCTCCGAATATACATAGTATTAATGATGTATTTTTATCTTTTATTTCGTAATTTATCATTTTTTATTAATCCTTTCAACTATTTTTTAATAATTGGTAAAATTTAACTTAAAAATTTATAATATATAACCTCAAGGAGGGGTTACATGGATATTAATATTATTAGATTATATTTAATAATGAAAAAATATAATCTAAATATTAAACAAACAATAGAGTTTATTCTTGATAAAGAATAGACTTTTTTATTTGTCATCTCCAATTATAAATTTTTTGTTAGCAATGATGAAGTCTGTTATTTTTGCTAGATTTTCGTCACTTAACTCCTCGTTGTCATCTAAAAATCCTGCTTCCTTTAAAGCACGTTTAATTTTATATATTTCCTTATATTCTTGTCCAGGTGCAAAGTGTTTAGATGGTTCTATTACATCATCACAAACTAAATAATCCAAAGTGCAATTAAAAAAATCAGCAAGTTTTTTTAATGTGGACTTTTGTATTTTATCTGTTCCTCTTGTATAAAATCCTTTTAGTGTAGTATAAGGAATATTACTTTTTATTGATAATTCGTTTAAATTATTAATATTTTTTTCTTTCATTAAATATTCTAATTTATCTAAAAAATCCATATATATTACTTCCTTTCAAAATAGATTATACACCTTAATATTTACTAAGTAAAGTAAAAAATTACCTAAAAAGGTAAAAAAATACAAAAAATGTATTGACATATTACCTAAAAAGGTATATGCTTGTGTTAAAGTTACCTAGAAAGGTAATTATTAGAATAGAGGAGGAATAGTAATGTTTAGAAACTTGTTAGCAGAAATGGCAAGATTTAAAGTAAGTAATGATGATCTAATAAAGACATTAGATTTTAAATCTGAAAAGACATTGAATAATAAACTCGCAGGTCGAACTGAATTTACAAGAAAAGAAATGTTTTTGATAAAACAGAATCATTTTCCAGATTATGATTTGGAATATTTATTTAAAGAATTCGACATACCATCAAACGAAAAATCAGACACTGAATAACATAAGATTTAATGAGGTGTTGAAATGAAAGAAAGTTACCACACAATAAAAGATTTTAAGCTTGACCAAACAAAGGTTAAAATTTGTATAAAAAATATTCCTACGGAAGAACAAATAAAAAGAAAATTAACACAAATTTATGATGTGATTAATGAGATAGCAGATTCAGCAAAAACAAGAGGAATTGATACTTCAAAATGGTTTTATACAAATAAGCAATTAAAAAAGTTAAAAGAAAACCCTAACAATAATTTTATTTAACTTTTTTATAAAAAATAATGGACAAGCATCATTGAAAGGATAAGAAGGCTATGAAAAAGAAACGTAAATTAAAAAAATGGGTTAAAGTAACTCTATTTATATTATTTATAACAATAATAACATTAATAATTATGAAAGGAGTTAATAACTTTAAGAAGTTGGCTAATGATTGTGATAAAAGTAAAGGATATATATGTACATATTACGAAATTAGACAACATTCTTTAAGTAAGTAAGATTATGAAAATAAAGTATAAAAAAAGATTTATGAATTGTACTAGAACTCATAAATCAAATTGTAAACTTTGTAATTTACTCTCTAATTGTACCAAATTTTGAGGGTAAAGTCAAAAAATGGAACGATTGGAGGTAGAACATGAAAGATAGTTATATAATGCATTGCGATTATGATGATCATTTTAATTTATTAACAGATGAAGAACTTGGACGACTTATTAGAGATGTAAATAATTATGTAAAAAATGGTGTTTTACCTCATTACACAAAAGAAGATCGTGTTTTAAATATGGCTTTTAGTTTTATGAAAACCAATATTGATATAGAAACTCAAAAATATATCAAAAAATGTGAAAAAAACAAAGAAAATGGTAAACGTGGTGGGCGACCTAAAAATTCAGAAAAACCGAATGGTTTTGGAGAAAACCCAACAGAAGCCAAAAAACCCGATACTGATACTGATACTGATACTGAAACTGATACTGATACTGAAACTGATACTGATACTGAAACTGATACTAATACTAGTGTGTGTAATAATAGCGCATGCGAAAACATATGTCACTTAGGAAGTAAATTTAAATCAGAGTCATGTTTCTATTGTATGAAAAAACATCTATGTAAAAATAAAGAGTCGCCAGACTTCAAAATAAAACATCCTAATGAAACATTTGAAAGTTGGGATGAAAGAAAAACAGAGACTTATAATTCATTAATTCAAAATATGAAAGAAAATGGACAAGCCGTTATTCCAGAAGAATTATTAAATTATGACTGGTTAAATAATTAGAAAGAAAGAGGAAAAAATATGAAAAATTCAATAACAAAAAAAGATATAGATAACATTTTAAAAGATACACTAATTAAAGTTGAACAATACGGAGATAAAACAACAGTTTTAAAAGCTACATTGCCTAATGACTTTGTAATTGTTGAGAGCTCTAGCTGCGTAGATCCTTCAAACTTCGATATGAAAGTTGGAGAAGAAATATGTATGGAAAAACTATGTAATAAAATATGGGAACTAGAAGGTTATAAATTGCAATCAAAATTTATGGAGGAAAAGAAAAATGAGAATAACTAGTGTAAAAACAAAAAAATTAAATGATGCCGCAAATACGAGACTTATTGGTGTTGCATCAGCTGTAATTGATAATGTATTTATTGTAAAAGATATAAAAATAATTAGAGGTGATGATCATTTATTTATCTCAATGCCTAGTCAGAAAATGCCAGATGGAAGTTATTCAGATGTAGCTCATCCACTTAACAAAGATTGTCGCAAATTATTTGAAGATGCAATTTTAAAAGAATATTATAGCGAAGGTGTAGAAAATGAAGAAGTTGAGAATTAAAATTAAAAAAATATTTGATAATTATATTAATTTCACTTTATCAAATGAATTTAAAAATATATTGATTATTTTATTAGTGATTTTTTTATTTGCAATTTTCTTATATTGTTTAATACTTACTGATTTTACAAAAAAACTAGAAACTATTAATACAGATCGTGAAAAAGATTTTGCAGAAATAACTAAAGAAAATGAGAATTTAAAAAAAGAATATAGAAGTATTGTTATAGAAAATGAAACATTAGAAGAGGCTTTAAGCAATTTTCTTACTCCAAATTCAGAAAGTGAGGATGATTCATTATGATAATAAGTGTTATATCCCTTTTAGTTGGTTTATTGATTGGACTTGTTGTTATGGATATTGGCTACAATCAAAAAATAAATAGTATGAAAACTTATATTATAGAACAAAAGAAAATTATTAATAAAAAAGATAAATCGTTAGTTGAAACAATATATATATTACAATCCATAAAAAGATTTATAAAAAACGAAAAAGGATTTATAAAAAATCTTAAACCAGTTCCTGTATCAAAATTAGAAGATGAAGAAAGTATAATTGCTGGTAAGTACATTTCACTTATAAATATTCAAAATGAGATAAGAAGATTAGAAAGAACATTTAATAGTAAAAAATAGCATTATAAAAAGGTATAAAAAATTTAAAAACTATTTTTACTAAAAAAATTATTTAAAACCAATAATTATAAAGAAAAAGAGGCTATTATACTGAGGTAACAAAATTATTTGTGAATGTTACCTCAATATATAGCAAATAGGGGTGATTTAGATGACCATTGAAGAATTAGAGAATAGCATTGATAATTTTGTAACAGATTTAAGAGATTCGGAAATAAAGCAATCAAGTTTACAAGTATATAAAACAAACATAAATCAATTTATTAATTATTTAAAAGAACAGAATAAAATAGATTTTAATAAAAATGATTATATCAATTACAGAGATTATATGAAAGGAAATAAAAAGTATGAGATTACAACAATAAATAAGTACATCGTAATCTTGAATAAATATTTTTCTTACTTAAAGCATGATGATTTAAAAATAAAACAATTACGACAACAAAAAAAACATTATTTAGAAAATGTTCCAACAGTTGTAGATTATAAAAGAATACTAAGAGCAGCGAAAAAAAATGATATAATTGCATATTATTTTATTCTTATTGCTTCGTATACAGGAATGCGAGTTTCTGCAATTTTAGAAATAACTATTGAATCACTTAAAGAATCTAAGCATAATGAGGATTATATAAAAATCTATTCAAAAGGTAAGTATAATGAAGTACCTTTTCCTGCGTGGCTTAGAAGAGAAGTTTTAAAATATGCTAAAGAAAAGAAAATTAATAAAGGTTATCTATTCCCATCTCCATATAAAAAAGGTAAACCTTACACAAGAAAAACAATGTGGAAGAAAGTTCACAAAGTTACAGGCTTAGCAAGAATTGATTTAGAAAAAGGACATCCACATGCATTCAGACATTTGTTAGGTAAAGAAATAACTAAAAAAATTAATGATAATCAAACAGTTGCAGATATTTTCGGACACGAAAGTTTGAAAACTACATCACAATATCAGCAAAAAACAAAAAAAGAAATATCTAAAATTTTAAATGATTTTAGATTCAAATAATTTAGGAGGTAGAAAAATGGATTTATGGATAAGAAGTCAAGAAAAAGAAAGATTAATAAAACCAACAGATTTTTATATAGAAGAAACTATTGATTATGTAAATGAATATAGTGAATTTGATATTTATGCTTTAAATTATGCTAATAATGACATAAGAATAGGGACTTATCAAACAAAAGAAAGAGCATTGGAAGTGTTGGATGATATTCAAAATATAGTCAATGCTAAAACTATAATTAAATTTAATACCTTTGTTCCAACAGAGCATATTAAAAGAGTAAAAGATGCTATTGATAAAAATTCGATTATAGAGTTACCAAATTATGAGATAAAAAAATTGGTAGGTGTTATTGTTTATGAAATGCCAGAGGAATAATAATCATATGAATAGATATAATTTAAATTATAACAATGCAATAAAATATATAGGTTTAATTGACAGAATAAAATTATTATTTGTTAAACCAATGTATTTGTGTAGTAAAGAATTTAATTTTAAAATCAAATATAAAGTACATAAAGGAAAATTATATATTTTGAAAGAAATGTGGGAGAATAAACGATGAAAGATAAATTAGAAACTGGTGCAATGTTAAATCCTAAATGTCAAGAATGTTCAAAAAAAGATACTTGTAATAACAAAACATTATGTGCTTATTTAATACCAGGAAAGATTGGTGTTGTTATAAAAAAAGATATACAAAATTTAATAAGTAAATCATTAAATATAGAAATTAATAGTGGAACAGACTATAGCAAAAATTGTTACATGAAAAGAGGAAGTAAATGACTGAAATATGGGTTATAAAAAACAAGTATATTAGATTGAGAATCACAGAAGTCGGTTGTACTTACAGGGCTGATATATCTTTTAACAAATATTATTATAACGAAAGTATTCCTAGATATTATGAAATAAATTTTGTTGTATTTCATCATTATGATTATTCTTCTTCAGAAGAAGCTTTTGAAAAAGCAAAAGAGTGGTTATATGAAGAGTTAAAACTATTACAAGATAATATGGATTTAAGAGAGGTGTCAGAATGAGTTTAGATGTTAAAAATGATAGCATATATGCAACTAAATTTTATACTATGCAAAAGCAAATTGATGATTTACAACAAGAAAATAAACAATTAAAAGAAAAATTAAATTATGATTTACAATGGGCTTTTAAATATGACAAACAAGTAGGTAATTGGAATAAGTTAAAAAAATATTTGCATAATCAAATACCGACGGATAAGACAGTTCTTACTAAATATATAAAAATATTTGAAGTATTAGATAAAATTCAAGAAATAGAAGGAAGTGATAGTAATGAATAAAAATAAATTAAATATACAAAGATTTAGTGGAGGTTCATATGATTACGAGTTTTACCGTATAGAAGATAAATATGTAGGTAGAATGTATGATTTAGAACTAGATCAACTTATAAAAGATTTAGTACCACTTTTAAAATCATTAGAATGGTGGCAAAGTTGTGATACATCAGAGGAAGTTTATAGAGAAGATGTTACTAAATTTAAAGATAAATGGTTTAAAACTAAAAGAGAAGATAGACTAAAAAAAATTATAGATGATGAAGTTAATAAAACAAAAAAAGAATTATATCAATTGATAGGCGTTGAGGAGATTAAGTAAATGAAAGTTAAAAATTTAAAAATAAATTTTAGATATTTAGGTGGAAATATTGCTTGCTTAAGCGTAGATAATATAGATGGTAAGTCAGTTCATAATGATATTAATAATGAAGAAGCAATTATAATTTTTAATTCATTAATTGGAGAAAAAGAAAATTGTAAAACCATAAAAAGCTTATTAAAAGAAAATCAAGACTTAAAAAAACAACTCGAAGGAAAGGAAGATTATATAAAAAAATTACAAGCAACTAAAGATAAACTTGATAAATGGGATTATGAAAATACAATTCAACAAAAAGAGTTTATAAAATATTTAGGAAATAAAATAACCGAATTACTAAATGAATATTGCAATTATGCTTATGATGATTATTCAAAAGAACAGGGAAAATATGATACTTACATAGAGGTTTTACAAAGATATAAAAAGATAATAGAGGTGGAAAAATGACTAAAAAGCAAAAGATATTTTTATCAATACTATTAATAATATATATTTTATTGATTGTATGGTGTTTCTTTATTGAAGAATACAAGGAAATAATAAAATCAATTTGCATATTGATAGGAAGTTGTATGTTAGGAAATATATTTATTAATTTAGAAGACAAAAATGATAACTGATGTTCATAATCTAATAGAAGCATTAAAGTTAAAACCATCTAAAATAATTCTTGTTTCTAATTTATATGATTGGATTTTAAAAAGCAACTGGGATTGCATATTAAGTGAAGAACTTAAAAAATATATCAGAAATGGTGGAATTGTAGAAAGAGGTGTCAGATGAATAAAAAAATATGTTTTAAATTAATAGAACTTTACTATACAAATAATTCAATATTCAAAAATCATTGCATATCTTTGAATAACTTATTTGAAAAATATAATACAATGTTGAAAATATTAGATGGTGGTAGTAATGAATGAAGTAGAAGAAGAGTTAATCTTAATTATGAATGAAAAATTTGATAATCCGATTGAAGTAATCGAACAACAGGAAAAATTTATAGAATATTTAACTATTAAAGTTGAAAAACTACAACATGAAAAAGCAAAATCATTTGAAATGTTAAATCAACAAGAAATATCATTAACTTCCAGAAAAATCTAAAAAAGAATATAGGAGGTAAATGAAAATGGCTAAAGTTTATAATTCTAGATGGGAAGCAAAACCATTAATAGTAAATTTTAATCAAAAGCAGTGGCGACAAGATTTTGCAGCATTTATTAGAAAAAAATTATTCTGGGATAGTACTACAATGGTAACTAGATCGAAAGCAAAAACAAAAGGTGTTAATTTAATTACGAAAGGAATTAAAACCTTTGAAGTTTATAACGGATATGGTGGTAGTGTCAAAGTAGAATATCAAAATGAAAATGAAATTTTATATACTACTAATCCTGATTTAGTAAATAAATATTTAGAAGAAAGGAAAAAATAGTATGAATAATAATGTTCGTTGTTCTTTTTGTGGAATCATTATTGAAGATACATTTTACAAATGCTTAGATAATTATTTACAAATTTGTTTTTTTGATACAGAAGGAGAAAATTGTTTTTGTTCAGAAGAATGTTTTTGTAAATATATGAATTTACAACAAGAAAAAATAGAAGAGGAAAATAAGCCGGAGGTATTATCTAGTGAAAAATGATGTGCAACCAATAGAAGAAGCTACAAAAGAATTGGGCGATGCTTTTTCAAAATCATTTTTACCAGTTTCAAAAGTGATAACAAACATATCAACTACACTTTGTAAGGTTTTTGTTGATGTTTGGGAAGATATTAAAGAAAAAGTACCTAACTTTGAAAAAATGAAGATTTCACGAAAACGTTTTGTTAAACTTTTAATGAGTATTGGTTATCAAAGAAATGAAGCAAATAAAATTGCTTGGCGTTATCACGCAGAAAAAGGAAGATACACATTTTTAGATTTTATAAAAGAAAGTAATAAATAAAAAGGAGGAAAAATAATATGGCTGCAGATATAACAGCCAGCGAAGAAAGAACACAAAATCTTAAAGAAATAACAAACTATATAATTGAAGAATTGACCAAAAGAAATATTTTAAGAAAAAATAATTCAACGTTTCAAAATACTGAGTCACTTCTTTATAGATACAATGATTTAAAAAAATCAATAGAAGATCGTGAAGAAGAAATTGAAGAAATAAGATTATATGGATTAAGAGGTAAATCTAAATCAATAGTTAAAATGCCAGAAGGTGGACACAAGGACTATGATGAAATAGAAGAAGAAATAATTGAGAATATTTATTCCAGTATTAAAAGAACACAACTCATAATTAACAGAATAGATCGTGTTATAAAAAAATTTGGTGATGATAAGTATATAGAAATTATCAGGTTAAAGTATTTTGAAAATAAAACACAGCAAGATATAGCAGATTATTTTGAAAAAGATACAACCACTATTTGGAGAAATAATAAGCGTTTAATCAATGAAATAAAGGTTTATCTTTATCCAGAAGATGTTATTAAAGAACTTAACTATTGACAAAATGCAATAACTAGTGCAATAAGTACGCAATTGACATATCAATTTTTTCATAATATAATGTGTACAATGAAATTATTAGAAATTGATAAACACGTTTGTTTTACAGGCGTGTTTTTTGTGTGTTTGGAGGTATTATGGCTAAAGATTTTGCAAAAGAATTTTATCGTTCAAGTGCATGGCGTAAGACTAGAAATTATATATTCAATAAAAAGCATGGAATATGTGAACGTTGTCATGGAGCATTTGGTCCAGGTGAAATCGTACATCATAAAATCTATTTAACACCTAATAATATTCATAATCCAGCAATAACTTTAAATGAAAATAATCTAGAGTTATTGTGTAGAGTATGTCATGCGTTAGAACACGAAGGTCAATTATCTACAGATAAAAGCCTTATGTTTGATGATGACGGAAACTTAGTTGAGAGGAGTATAGACAATGTCATTAATAATTTATACAAATAATATTGTGATTAGTTATGATATTGTTTTTAGTGGTACTGTAGAAGAGTTAGCGCAAGCACTTGATGAAGGCTTAGTACTATTAACAACAAAAGAAGGTAATAAAGTATTAATTAATCCAGAGCAAGCAGTGTCAATTGAAATAAAAAACTCCCCCCTAAATTAAAATAAAAAACACTTTCCAGTGAACCGCGCTTGAGTCCTTTCTATAACCGATTCAGTCGCATGAGGGGGGGTGTAGTCAAAGGTGGTGCAGATATGGGAAACGAAGAGCTTAATTCTAAAGAATTAAAAGAAGATGATAAATTTTCGATTGAATTAAAAAAACTTAAAAAAATATTCAAAAATATACCAAAAGATAAAAAGAATTTAGTAAATAAACTTATAGAAAGTGCCGCTTTTATGTCAATTGAATTAAAAAAATTGGAACTTTATATAAGTGAAAATGGTGTTACTGAGGAATATCAAAATGGTAGAGAACAATGGGGTACAAAAGTATCTACAGAAGCATCTGTTTATAACACTATGATAAAAAATTATACTTCTATCATAAAACAACTATGTGAATTATTGCCAGATGGTTTACCTTCATCTAAAGAAGGTAATGCTTTAATGAATTTTGTCACTAAACCAAAAGGTAAGTAATATGAATTACATTAGAGAGTATAATAGTAAATTACAATCTGGCGAAATAAAAACAAGTAAACGAGTTAAAAAGGTTTACGAAAGATTAATAAATGAAATGGACAATCCCGATTGTCCGTTTTATTTTGATGAAAAAACTGCTAATAGACCAATAGAGTTTGCAGAAACTTTTTGTAAACAATCTCAAGGTTGTTTAGGTGCAGACTTAAAACTTGAATTATTTCAAAAAGCATACATTCAGGCTTTATTTGGTTTTTTAGATAAAAAAACTGGATATAGAAGATTTAATGAAACAATGTTTTTGGTTGGACGTAAAAATGGAAAGACAACTATGCTTTCAGCAATAGCATTATATTTGTTAATTGCAGATTACGAAGGTGCTGCAGAAGTATATTCAGTTGCAACAAAAAAAGAACAAGCAAAAAAGGTTTTAACAGAAGCTTGCAATATGGTAAAGCAAAGCCCAGAGTTGAGGTCTGTTCTTAAAAAAAGAAGAAATGATTTATATTTCAATGCAACATCATCTATTTTTGAAGCACTAGCTTCTGATTCTAATACACTAGATGGATTAAATAGTCATGCAGTTATTATTGATGAGTTGCACGCAATTAAGGATAGAAACTTATATGAAGTTATGAAACAATCTATGACATCAAGAAGACAACCACTTCTTGTTATGATAACTACTGCAGGTACAGTCAGAGAGTGTATTTTTGATGATAAATATGATTATGCTTGTCGCGTTGCTGATAATGAAATAGTAGATGATCACTTTTTACCAATCCTCTATGAACTTGATAATCGTGAGGAATGGGTGGATCCTAATTGTTGGATAAAAGCAAATCCAGGTTTAGGAACAATTAAAAGTTATCATAATCTTTCTATTGAAGTTGAGCGTGCTAAAAATGATCCTAAAAATTTACCAGGTTTATTATGTAAGGATTTTAATATTCGTGAAAATGAAAGTAATGCTTGGTTGAGTTTTGAAGAAGTTAATAATACAGAAACTTTTGAGTTAGAAGAAGTAAAGAATACCTATGCAATAGGTGGGTGTGATTTATCTGCTACAACAGATTTAACTTGTGCAACTTTACTTGTTAGAAAATCAAATGATGAAAAGATATATGTATTACAGCATTATTTTTTACCGCAAATAAAAATAGACAGATTAGATGAAAAAAACACACAAGAAGCACCATACAAGCAATGGCGTGATAGAGGTTTGCTTACTGTGTGTGAAGGTAGTAGAGTAAATTATTCTGAAGTAACAGATTGGTTTGTTCAAATGCAGCAAGAATATGAAATAGATCCTATTTTTATTGGTTATGATAGAGCACTTGCGGGTTATTGGGTTGACGAAATGAAATCAAATGGTTTTCAAATGGAAGCCGTCGCTCAAGGACCATTTACTTGGAGTCAACCGATGAGGGAGATGGGCGCAGCACTTGCTGATAAAAAAGTAAATTATAATAATAATCCAATATTAAAATGGTGTCTAACAAATACAGCAGTAAAAAAGAGTGGTTTAAATAATATTCAACCAGTAAAAATAAATGAGCGTCGTAGAATTGATGGAGCCGTATCACTTCTTAATGCGTGGGTATTGTATGTCAAGTATTATGAAGATTTTATGTATAGTGTGGGGTGAGTAAATGAAAAAGAGAGGTTTATTTAAAACAATATTTGGAGAAAAAGAAAAAATAAAAGATACAGTTAATTCAACAGAATTTAATATGTATAGTTTATTAAATTCTTTTAATTCAATATACCAAATGAATACAGGTAACGCCTGGGATATGAACATTGTAAGAAGTGCAGTTGATGCATATTGTAGGAACTTTGCAAAATTAAAAGCAAAGCATACTAGAATAGGTAAAACAGGTACATCTAGATTAGAAAAAATATTAAACTATAAGCCAAATTCAATGATGGAAGCTTATAGTTTTTATTATAAAATAGCTGCAAATTTAAAGTTAACTAATAATGCATTTATTTATCCGGAATGTAGCGACTCGGGAGATATAATTGCGTTTTGGCCTTTAATGAGTAATCAAATTGTACTTCTTGAATATAAAAAACAATTATATTTAAAATTTATCTTTAAAACTGGAAAAATAAAAGTTGTTCCATATGAAGAAATTATTCACCTTAGGGGACATTTTTTTGATAATGACATTTTTGGAAGCAGTAATAGAGCTTTAAGACCAGCACTGGATACAGCAAACGCGATAGACCAAGGTGTGTCAAATGGTGCAAAGATGATTAACAGCGTTAGAGGTATTTTATCGGCTAAGATTTCATCTAAAGAAGATGATTTAGCAAAACAAAGAGATAAATTCGTAGAAAACAATTTTAAAATTTCATCAAATGGAAGTGGAATTATTGTCACTGATTCAAAGATGGATTATAAGCCAATTGATGAGAAAACATCTCCAATTTCGAAAGACCAATTAGAGTATACAAAAAATGCTATATATGACTATTTTGGAGTAAATGAATCAATAGTACAAAATAAGTTTGATGAGAATGAGTGGAATGCATTTTATGAGGGCGCTATTGAGCCTATTGCTATACAAATGAGTCAATGCTTTACTAACAAAATTTTTACTGATAATGAGCGAAATTTTGGTAATGAAATAACATTTGAAGCAAATAGACTTCAATATGCTTCTAATGTAACAAAAGTATCTGTCGTTCAAGCTTTATCACCAGTTGCGGTTTTAATGATTGATGATGTTAGAGAAATGTTTAATTTGGCTCCACTTCCAAATGGAGAAGGACAAAAGGTTTTGCAATCTCTAAATTATATTAATTCAAAAATTGCAGATAATTATCAGTCTGGAAACAAAAACGATGAAAATGACAAAGGAGATAAAGGAGGTGGAAGTAATGGCGAAGAATAAAGAAGAAGTAGAACAATCAATAACTGAAGAAGTAATACAACTTGAAAGTTATATAAGTTATGAACTTTTAGAAAAAAAGAAAAAAGAAAAACCAAATGCAAAATTTATTTTGCCAAATGGAAAGGAGGCTGTTCTTAATGCCAAACAAAAATAAAAACAATGTAGTTAATAAAACAAATCGTGAAATAAGAATGTTTTCAGATTTCAAATTAAAAGAACTTAGAAGCGAAAACGATGAAGAAAAACAGGACTATGTACATGGTGTACCTGTTGTTTTCAATGTTCCAACTTGCTTGTATGAGTATGAAGGAGTAAAGTTCTATGAACAAATAGATCGCCACGCATTTGATAATTGTGATATGTCAGATGTTATTTTTAACTATAATCACGGAGGACCAGTTCTTGCAAGATTAAGAAATAACACTTTAAAATTATCATTAAATGACGTTTGTATGGAAATGGATGCATTTCTTGGCGGTACGAATAATGGTAGAAACACTCTTGAAGAAATAAGAGGTGGCTACATAGATAAAATGAGTTTTGCTTTTGTAGTTGCAGAAGATGAATATGATTCAGCAACACATACAAGGACAATTACTCGTATTAAAAAGCTATACGATGTTTCAGTAGTTGATATACCAGCTTACGATCAAACAAGTATTTCTGCTAGGTCGTTCTTTGAGGTGGAGTACGAAAAAGAACAAAGAGCTTTGGAGCAAGCCGAACTTAGAGAAATATGTATAGCAAAATCAAAAATTTAGTAGTTCGAAGAGGAGGAAAAAGAAAATGAACGAAAAAAGATTAAAAGAAATAAAAGATAGAAAAACAGAAATAAGAAGTCTTTTAGAAGATACTTCAAAAGAAGTAAATATGGAAGAAATAAACCAAGAATTAGATAACTTAAATAAAGAACAAAGTGAAATTGAAGCAAGAAATAAAGTTGCTTTACAACTAAGGAATAACGAAATAGAAGCAGATAAAGAAACAAAAGTTTCTGCTGATGAAGAAGATGACGAGGAGGTAGAAGTTATGACAAAAGAAGAAAGAAAATCAAAAATGTCAAAAGAAGTAAGATCATTCTTAAAATATATGATGTCTGGTGGTAAAGAAACAAGAGGAGTTACTTTACAAAATGGACAAGCAGTTGTTCCAGAAGAATTAGATAATGAAATAATTACTGAAATGCGTGAAGTATCAGATGTAATGAATTTCATAAATTTAAAAAATGTAAAAGGTACTTTAAGAGTAGGTAATATATCTGCAATTGGTGCTAATAAAGATAAAGATGGAGATTCTATTGAAGCAAAAGGTGGAGTAACTGGAGATGTTACTTTTGGTTCATACAGAACAAGTGCAAAAATAGAATTAGGTGTTGGTTTAGATGCTGAAAGTTTAGATGCATTTAAAGAAATAATCGTAAGTGAACTTGCCTTAGCACTTGCTATTGAAATTGAAAGTCAAGTTTTGAATGGTACAGGAACAAACGAAGCAAAAGGTTTATTTGTTGAAGAATTACCAGCTGCACAAAAAATGACTGTTAAAGTTACAGATTTTTGTCATACAAGTTTAACAACTTTAAAAGGATTAATTCGTCAAGCATATGGTAAACGTGCAAGTTTCCTTATCAATACTAAAACTTTCCATTCATTAATTGAAGGTATGGTTGGTACTGATAAACATCCTATATATAATTCAGATAGTGAATTATTATTAAAGAAACCTGTTATTCTTTCTGATGAAGCACCAGAAAATAAAATCTTATATGGTAATGGAAAAAGATATTGGTACAATTACAATATGGCTCCACAAATTGCAAGTTCTGATCAAGAAAAATTCTCAGAAGGATTAATTGTTCACAGAGCGTTAGCATTTGGTGATGGTCACGTTATGGATAAAAAAGCATTTGCTGTTTTAACAATTGATACTACTGCAGCTGCTTCTTCTAATACTGAGGTGAAAGGATAATGAGAACTTATAAATTAAAAGTAGCAATGCCATTTACTGATAAGTATGATGAAGAAAGAAAATATAAAAAAAATGAAATAATAGATGTAACTGAAGAAAGGGCTTTAGAGCTTTTTTCTTCAGATTATCATTTAGTTAAATATGTTTCTTATGAAGATGATAATAATAGTGAAATTTTAGAAGAAAATAAAAGTTTAAAAAAAGAAATTGAATTATTAAATTCTAAAATTGTTGAATTAGAATCTTCAACTAAAAAAGAAAAGGTAGTAGATAATGCTAATAAAATAGAAAAAAATAACAATAAAAATGAAGAAAAATAATTTTTTTGAGGAGTGATATTATGAACAATAAAGTAAATGATGAATTTATTAAAGAAATCAGAGGTTTTCTTAGAATAACTATTGATGATCCAGTAATAAATAATGAAATAGTTACTCACATTAATGCTTGTAAAAAGGATTTAATGAGAAATGGTATCACTTCAACAAAGGCTAATGATGAAAAGGATAGTCTAATAAAAACGGCTATTCTTCTTTATTGTAAGGCCGAATTTGGTTTAGATAATAAGAATTATGAAAAATATCGAAATTCTTATGAAACATTAAGAACTGAACTTGCTATGACTTCTGAATACATTAATGAGGTGAAATAATATGTGGGATAAAATTTTATATTTAATGGAAAAAATAGAAACATTTGATAAACTTAATAGACCGCATTCTTCTTATAAAGAACATAAAGTTTATGCAAATAAAAAGTCTATTAAAAGAAGTGAGTTTTATCAAGCATATGCTGCTGGATATAAGCCAGAAAAATGCTTTGAAGTTAAGACTGTAGAGTTTGATGAAGATAAGTATACCCATGCAAAGTATGAAGGTACTATGTATAGAATACTACGATCTTATGAAATAGATAGCGAAAATACTGAAATAGTACTTACAGGATTTGCAAATAAACATGACAAATAGTAATGTAGAATTTATTAATACTTCGTCTGAAGTAAAAAAAACTATGGTAAAACTATCAAAGTCAGCGCTTCGTGCTTCTGCCAAAGTTGCTGGTAAAGAAATAAGAAAAAACACTCAAAAATACACTGCTAGATTATCAAAACAAGTTGGCTATTGGGCTAAAATAGATAAAAAAACTGGTCAACCTGAACTTCAAATAGGATATTATTCTAAGGCTACTGCTAAAAAGAAAGGAAAAAAATTATCACATGCTAATCCCGCTTGGCCTGAATTTGGAGTAAAGTCACATGTTATAAGTATAAAAAGAGCTAATACCTTAAGTGATGGAAAAATAAATTATGGTAAATCTATAAATCATCCAGGTATTAAAGGTAATAGCACTTTAAGAAATAGTGTATTTAATAATATTGATGCAATCAGAGATGCACAGAAAGAATTTTTATCAGAGCTTAACAAAACAATAGATGTAGCTAAAGGTAAAATAGTAGAAAGTGAGGAGGTAGAAGATGCCTGATTTTTTTATTGCTTTACAGAAATTTGTTAATGAAAAAGATATAATTCCATTATATTATGAAGAAGCATCTAAAAATGCTTCTTTTCCATATGGTGTAATTAAGGATCCTAAAGAAACAGATTTAAGATTTGGAAAGCTTGTATATTACGATATATACATATGTACAGCAGATGATTTTATTGGTGAAAAACTTGAAGAAAAAGTACAAGAATTAATTAATATTCTTGATAGAAAGATTTTTTCTGAAGAAAGAGCAGTTACATATTTTGAATCACAAAATCCAGTTCAAGATGTTGAATTTGAACTAATAAAAAAACAAGTGACATTTAGTGTAAGAATATTTTAAGGAGGGAAAACTAATGTTAAAAGTATTTACAGAAAATGATACAAAAAAAATACAAATTGATGAAGGTATAGTTGTATTTAATCTTGGTAAAGAAAATGAAAAAATTCTTGGACCTACAAGGGGTGGAGTAGAAATGACTATCACGCCTGAAATTCGTGATATTGAATTTGATGGCCGTCGTGGTAAAACCTTAGGAATGCAAGTAATTGATGGAGAAGATGCAACTATTAAAGTTGTTTCATTATGCTGCAGTCAAGATACATTGATGAAAACATTACCAAATGCTAAGTTAGATGAAAATCAAGTTATTAAGCAAGGCGATTTTGGTTCTATAGAAAAAGAAAAGTATATTGAAACTATAGATGTAATTACACAAATGTTAGATAAAACATACAAAATTCTAACATTCAATTATGGTTTACATGAAGGTGCTTTTTCGTATAAAGCAGCGCCTAAAGCTGAAAATGAACATAATCTTGAAATTATACCTCACTATACAATTGATGATGCTTCAAGATTATATCAAATTAAAGATAGTGCAACTTGCCCTATAACAGTTGGAGAATAAAATAAAAATTATTCTCCTTTTTGTTTTCTATTTGAGCGATAACAAAAGGGAGAATGAGAGAAAGGAAAAAGAAAAATGAAAACAAAATATTTATTATTATTAAGTGAAATTATAGATAAAATGGACATTAAAGAAGAATTACAAAATTTAAATTTTAATACAGGAAATGAAAAGGAAGATAAAGAAAAATTAGGTACTGCACTTATAACTCTTTTAATAACTAGATTATATAAATGTGAAAAAGAAGTATATAACTTTATTGCAGAATATAAAGGTTATTATCCAAAAGAACCTAAAATATTACCAGATGATTCGAGAGACGAAAAAAATAGAAAAAATGAAGAATATGAAGAAGCAGTAAAAAATGCTCTTGAAAAAGCTTCAGAAGAAGATGTAATTTCTATATTTAAAGATGTTGCTAAAATACCTGGAGTATCTAGTTTTTTATCTATAGCGTAAGCATAGGAACCGCGGAAGTCTTACGTATTTTATATAAACATTATGGCGGTATTGACTGGTTTGAAGGTAAACCAGGCTTTTTATTTGAAGAATGTTTAGATAATGGAGTAAATAAAGAAAAAGAATTGCCAAAACTCATTAATGAAATTATAAAAGCAATATCAAATAAAGACAAATTTATTCCACAATTTGAAAAAATTCAAAAACCACAAAAAAAGATGAGAACTGCAAAAGAAATAATGGATGATTACGGGTTAGGAGGTGTTAATATTGGCTAGTATTTTTAGTTTATATGGTTCTATTTTTATAGATAATGAAAAGGCTAATAAAGCAATCGATGACACCGGAAAAAAAGGAGAGAGCTTCGCCTCAAAATTAGGAGGATTTTTTTCTAAAGTAGGTAAAGGAGCACTTGTTTTAGGTGGTACGTTAGCTACTGCAGCTGCAACTGTTGGGACACTTGCTTTAAACACTTCTAAAGATGTAAATCAAGCAATGAATTCTTTTGCAGTTCAAATTGGAGCTGGAAAAGATGATATAAAAGAATATCAATCCGTACTTGAAAGTATTTATAAAAATAATTATGGTGAATCATTTGATGATATAGCAAACTCAATGGCTATAGTTAATCAACAATTTGGTGATCTTAATAATCAAGATTTACAGAATATAACCGAATCAGCAATTGCTCTTAGAGACTCTTTTGGGATAGATGTATCTGAATCTATAAGAGCAGTACAAGCAATGATGAAAAATTTTGGCGTAACAGCTGATGAAGCATTTTCTTTAATTGCTCAAGGTCAACAATCCGGTTTAGATTTTTCAGGAGAATTAATTGATAACATTAATGAGTACTCTGTTCAATTTAATAAACTAGGATTATCAGCAAATGATATGTTTAACATATTTCAATCTGGTTCAAGTGCCGGAGCATTTAACTTAGATAAAATAGGTGATGCAGTAAAAGAGTTCTCTATTCGTGCAATAGATGGTTCTAATACTACAATAGATGGATTTACTAAATTAGGAATGAATGCAGATGAGATGGCTAAAAAATTCGCTAGTGGTGGAGATACGGCTAAAGAAGCATTCTATCAAACAATAGATGCTATTAAAGCAATGGATGATCCTGTACAACAATCCATCGTTGGTGTTGATTTATTTGGTACAATGTGGGAAGATTTAGGACCAGAAGTTGTTACACAATTAGGTTCCATTAAAGATATGTATGACGGAACAGCAGATTCAATGGAACAAATAAAAAATATAAAATATGATGATTTAGGAAGTATGTTTGAAGGGTTAAAAAGAAACGTACAAATGCTTTTACTACCTTTAGGAAATGCATTAATGCCATTAATAGTTACATTAATTAATTTAATTATGGATAATATGCCGTTAATAGAAGATTTAATTAATAGATTAACTCCTGTAATAATGCAACTATTTAATACTTTAATTCCTGCAATACAGCCTATTATAGAGTCATTATTACCACTTATAATGGATGTCGCAGAAAATGTACTTCCTTTATTTTTAGATCTATTAACTCAGTTAATGCCGCCCATTATACAGATAGTTCAGGCGTTACTTCCTGTTTTTGTTCAAATTATTAGTGAGTTATTACCTCCATTTTTACAAATAGTTCAATCAGTATTACCATTACTTCTTAATTTAATTAAACCATTACTTCCTCTCTTAACACCATTACTAGACTTATTACAACCATTTTTTGATTTATTGGTTATGATTTTACAACCTTTGACTGAATTACTTAACGTAATTTTGCCACCTCTAATTAGTGTTCTAACGGTTATTATAGAATCAATTATGCCATCTCTAAGTTTTACATTTACTTATGTAAGTAATGCAATTGGTAGTGTATTTGGAACAGCAATTAATTTAATTACTTCACAATTACAAATAGCAAAAAGTAATTTTCAAAACATTATTGATTTTATAAAGAATGTATTTACTGGTAATTGGAAAGGTGCTTGGGAAAATGTTAAAAATATATTTAGCAATATTATGAGTGGTCTTGGTAATTTATTTAAATTTCCAGTTAATTTAATTATAGATGGAATGAATTCTTTTATAAAAGGATTAAATAAAATTAAAATTCCAAATTGGGTGCCTGGTGTAGGTGGGAAAGGACTTAGTATATCACTAATAAAAAAACTTCGTGTTGGTATGGATTATGTACCTTATGATGAAATGCCCGCGCTATTACATAAAGGAGAACAAGTTTTAACTGCAGATGAAGCAAAAGAATATAGAGAACAAAAACAATCATCTATTGTTAATAATGAAACTACAAATAATTATTCTTTAACAGTTAATAGTGCAGAACCATTATCACCAGCAGAAACAGCAAGAAAAGTTCGTAAAGTTATACAAGAATATAATTTGCAACATGGAGGTGCTTAAAATGGAAAGAAAATTAGTTTATGAAAATCATAAAGGAAGTACTATCACTTTTGAATATAAACCTCCATTTATTCTTTCAATGTGTGATGGATTTCATGAAGTTTCTGGTACTGTTAATAGTGTTAGTTCAGCATATGGTGTTGGTACAACTTGGAATGGTACAAGTATAAGTGAAAGAGATTTAACGATTAAAGGAACAATATCGCAAAATGTACAAGAAAATAGATTACTTCTTTATGATATGTTTCCACTTAATAGTGAGGGAATTCTTTATTATTATGAAGGAGAAATTGAAAGAAAAATAAAGTGTATAGTTGAAAAAATTTCTATTCCAGAAAAAACTGGTTATACAAGAGATTTCACAATTTCATTAGTTTGTCCTAATCCGAGATTTACAGACCTTTTCGCAACAATTTTGTCTATGGCTACTTGGTCGCCAGCATTTAAATTTGCTTTAAAAATACCAAAAGATAAAGGTATTAAATTTGGAACAAAAAATACTACTTCAATGGTTACTACTGAAAATATTACTGATATAGAGTATGGTATGACTATTAGATTTAAAGCAAATGATAAAGTAGTTAATCCTTATCTATTTAATGTTAATACACGTGAAATTATACAAATAGAAAAACAAATGAATGCAGGTGATGAAATAATAATAACAACTCATATAGATAATAAAAATATTATTTATAAAAATGCTAAAACGGGTGAAGAAGAAAATATAAATTATTTAATAATGTATGGTAGCAAGTATTTACAGGTTCCTAGTGGCACAAATACGTTTAGAAGTGGCGCAGATACTGGAGAAGATAATTTAGAGTCTACGATAGAGTTTTTACCTGAGTATGAGGCGGTGTAATAATGGATAAAATTTATTTAAATGTATATGATCGTGATTTAAAACCTTTGGGTGTAATTGATTCTTATAGTTCTTTGAGGTGGAGGAGAAAATATTTTGAATCAGGAGAATTTGAACTTAGTTTAAATCCCACTCCTAACAATTTAAAATTACTTAATTATGACAACATAATTGTCAGAAGCGATTTAACTGAAAATGATGAGTTTGGAATAATTGAATCTTGGAAATTTAATGATGATGGGGAAAAGGTAACTATTAGTGTATATGGTAGTTTTGGATTATCTCTTTTAAAAAGAAGAATAATTAAAACAAGGATTAATTATAGTGGCAATTATATAGGTGCATTTAGAAAGCTCTTAACTACAATGAGAGCTTTTAACTTGCTCAATATTACTGATAGCACAATAAAAAGTAATAATGTCGATTTTCAATGTACTTATAAAAATGTATATGATTATCATGTTAAATTATCAAAAGCTTCCAATATAGGTGCAAAAATTGTTCTAGATTTAAAAAACAAAAAATATAAATACGTTAACTATATAGGTAAAGATCGTACTGAAGAACAGAAAATAAATACAAGATATGAATTTAGCGAAGATAAAAGCAATCTGGATGCAGCAGAGTATACATATAGTCGTAAAAATATGATTAATGATGTGTTAGTTGGTGGTGCTGGAGAAGATGATAATAGAATTTTAAGAACTATTTCTTTAGTTAATGAAAGCACACACGATTTTGATATAAGAGAAGCATTTGTAGATGCTAAAAATCAAAGTAACACAGATTTAACAGAAGATGATTATAATGCTATTTTAGACGATTTAGGAAGAGAAAAAGTAACTGATCCAACTGAATCATTTGAGGCAACTGTTCATTCTACACATTATCGTAAATACTGGGATTTAGGAGATATAGTTAATATTAAAAAAGAATCTTGGAATATTGCACAAAAGCAAAGGATTACAGAAGTAGAAGAAATAATTGAAAAAGGAAAACATAGTGTAACACCTGTTTACGGAACACCTGTTGCAGAAAAATTCACAAATGAAGAATAAAAAAAGAAAGGAAAAAATAATATGGAAAAATTTAGTTTTTTTAACGATGTTCATGATGACAGAGTTTATTATGCTGAAGATTGGGCTAGACATTTAAAAAAATATTTTACAAATGGAATTTTTAATAATGAACTTAATGTTCTTGCAAATAATGACATGACCATTACAATAAAAGAAGGGGACGCAAATATTGAAGGCTATAGATATACAAATACTGGTGATTTAGTTAAAACTATAGATAATGCAGATGGAACATTAAATAGAATTGATAATGTTGTACTTAGATTAGATTTAACAAACAGGTTAATATCAGCTCAAATAATCAAAGGTACATTTGCAGATAAGCCAGTAGCACCTGAGCTTGTAAGGACTTCAACTATTTATGATCTTAGACTTGCAAAAATCAGTATACCAGCTGGAACAACCACAATTACTCAAGATTTAATTACAGATACTAGATTTATAACAAGTGATTGCGGTAATGTTATTTCTACTGTTCAAACGCCTGACACCGAAAATTTATTTATTCAAATGCAAACTTTATTTGAAAAACAAATAAATGAATTAAATAATAATTTTGAAATTTGGTTTGATAGTATTAAAAATCAATTGGATTCTGATGCTGCAGGTAATTTACAAAATCAAATTAATAATCTAAATTCTAATAAAGTAGATAATGCAAAATTTGATTTAGATTCAAATAATTTACAATTATTAGCAAATGGTAAAAATGTAGGTGATTCTGTTCATATTCCTACAGGAATTACTGACACTGCAACTGGTGAAGAAGATTTGAAAATTATTAATAACAAAGGTGTTGTTAAATTTTCATTAGACGGTAAAACGGAGCAGAAAACATATACAGGGAAGAATATACTTGATTATGTTAGTAATCTAAAAGCTTCATCAGATGGATTAACAAGTGTTATAAATGATGATGGAAGTATAACAACTTCGGGCAAACCTACTTCAAATTATAAAACTATATTAAATTCAATTAATATAATCGATATTTTAGAAGATGGAGAAACTTATACATTTTCACAGAGTAAAGCAAATGATAAATTATATATGCAAATTAATGCAAAGAAAAAAGATGGAACTTATTCATATTATAGTCTAAATGATAGTACTAAATCAAAACAAGAAATAATAGTAAATAAATCAATTTATGAAACATATACATTAAATATTCAAACTGGACTTACTTCTAATTGGGGAGAGAGTTCTTTAACAATAACTAATAAGTACATGTTTTGCAAAGGCACTGATACTGCTGGTACATCATTTGAGCCTTATGTAGGTGGAATACAAAGTCCAAATCCAGATTATCCGCAAGAGATTGTGAATGTTAGAGGTGTTGAAAACATTTGGTTTGGTGGAGAATCAACAACAAATAATGGTATAACGTTTACTAAAAATGCTGATGGTTCTTATGATATTACTGGTACTGCAACAGCTTCAGCTGATTGTATAAATCTTGTAAATATTGCTAATGCAAAACTAAAGAATGGAATTAATTATAATTTATCTATCAACAAATTAACTAATGAAAAAGTTAGTATATTAACAGAGGCATATATTGAAAACTGGGATAGTCATGTAATTGGTCCATTAATTACATCAACCACTTTGTCAACGAACAAAATAATAAATATTAAAGATAATATTACGCGTGTACGTTATGTTATTAGAGTAGAAAAAGGGCAAACTGTAAATATAAAAGGATTAAAAATTCAATTAGAAGAAGGTTCAATAGCACACAATTTTGTTCCAAATGGAAGTAATTATTTACAATTAGAAAATGTTGGTGAAAATATACTCAATATTGACGAAACACCATTTACCGTAAAAAAAATAACATCACAAGGTAATGTTTTATACTGGAGTGGCTATAGTGGTGTAAATGATTTTGTAAAAGTAAAAGAAAAAACTACATATAAATTTAGTTCTAATGAAGTAAATAAGGTTTGTTATATTGATTATTATGATAAAAATAAAAACTATTTATCTAGAACAGGAACTGCAGTTGATTATTTTACAACTCCAGAAAATTGTAAATATATAAAATTTGCAATAAATTTAGAGTTAATACCAACAAATGCACAGCTGATGGAAGGAACAATTATTAAACCATATGAACCATATCAAAAAAAGATAATAAATATTGATTTAAAAGGTAACAATCTATGTTCTAACAAAGATAAAACAATTAAAGATGAATTAGTAATAGAAAATGGTAAAGCAAAAATAAATAAAAAATTTGGTGAATACATATTTACAGGAAATGAAATTTTTAGTTTTGCAGATAGTAATACCAGAATTAAAATTGATTCTAATTTACTTCCTCAGTTGGCAAATGTGTATATACAAAAAGTTCAAAATGCAGATAATATAACTCATTTATTTTGCACACATTATGCTGTTGACTCTCAAAATAAAATTATAAAGAATAGTAACAAAATAGGATTTTCACAATGGGACAATAAAAAATATATTTATTTTCCAGCCGATTATAGTACAATTGAGGAATTCAAGGCAAAATTAAAATCATTATATGATGCTGGAACACCAGTAATTATTCAGTATCCTTTAGCAGAACCAGAAATTATCGACTTAAGTAAAGTAGATTTTGAATTGTTAGAAGGTAATAGCACTTTAAATTTAGAAGAAGATTTAAAATCTAATATGTCTATTAAATATTATACTGATTCAACTGTAGTTGATTTAAAGAAAAAAGTAGAAAATAAACAAAATGTTATTTTACATGGAACAACGGCTCCATCAAATAATTTGGGAGAAGATGGAGATATTTATCTCCAACACAATTAAGAAGGTGATATGAATGGCTAAATTACCTAGTTTAATTACAAATTCTTTAACCGAAGAAGCATTAAATTATAGTAATTCAGGTAGTGGGAAAATTGAAATTAAACAAACATTTGAAGTTACACAAAATAATAATTTTACATGGACTGTAAAATCAAAAATATACATTAGATTAAGTTCTGATTATAAACAAGGTAATGGTGAAAGATTTTCAGGTATATGGCAACAAATAGGCGATGACATAAATAAAATAATTGAAGATATTCAAATTTTATCTTTATCAGGTGTTTGGATTAACAATGTTCAAGTTTCAAATAATGCGTATGAATGGTACAAAATATTAGAACAAGAAAAAACATATGAGTGTACGACTGGTAGACAAGGTGTTAAATTACAGTGTGGATATGCTAATGGAAATAATAACTATTATTTCGATGATTACACACTTATCTATTTAACTTTACCTGCATTTAGTGGTATGCAGTATAAAGTAAATAATAAATATTATTTCGCTATGCCTTGGATAAAAGTTAATGGTGAATGGAAAAGAGCACTTCAATATGTCAAAGTTAATGGTGAATGGAAAAAATACAATAGTACTTGGTTATGGAATCCAGAAGGATAGGAGGGAGTATGGAACAAAAATTTGAAACTGAAGTTCTTACGAGGCTTGCGGTTATAGAAAGTAAATTAGATGACTATAAGTCAATAAAGGATAAATCAGAATCAGCATATAATTTATCAAATAACAATAAAAAAGAAATAGAAGAAATACAAGAAAAATTAAAATGGTTATCAAGAACAATCACTGGAGCACTAATTACTGGCGCAATAGGGATTGTTTTCTTAATCATTAGAATAGGAATTGAAATAAATTAAAATAGAGAGGAGTAATATTATGTTTGAAAAATTAAAAAAATTTAAATTTAAAGATAAAGCCTATAATGTAATAAAATGGATTTTATTTACAGGAGTAGCACCTACTATTACATTAATTATTGGTTTAGGAAAATTATATAACTTTGATACTACATTAATAGTTGGGACTATATCTTTAATAGCATCGTTTTTAGGTGGAATAACAGGTCTATCTAATTATAATTATAAGAAAGAAAATGAAGAAAGTTAGGAGGAAAAGAAAAATGGAAGAAGCAATCGAAATAATTGCTGATGAAAAATCAGAAGAAGAAAATCCAAAAAGAAGTGAAGATTTTGGAGTAGAAAAGGAGGAAGAATAATGAGAATTTTTGGTATAGATATTTCGTACTGGCAACAAGGTTATCCATATTCAAGTGCAAAAAGCGAAGGTGTAAATTTTGCTATAATTCGTGCGGGTTATGGTAGAACAAAAGATAGTCAATTTGAAACACATTACTCAAATGCTAAAAATCAAGGTTGGGGTGTTGGTGCTTATTGGTATATGTATGCTAAAACAGTTGAAGCTGCTAAACAAGAGGCATATGCTTGTTTAAGCACTTTGAAAGGAAAGCAATTTGAATATCCTATTTATTTAGATGTTGAAGATTCATCAATTAGAAATTTAGGTAAATCTACTTTAGATTCAATGATAAGAGCATTTGCTGAAATAATAGAATCAAATGGTTATTATTTTGGCGTTTATACTAATAAAGATTGGTATCAAAATGTTATTAGTGGTGCAGAATTAAATAAAAAGTACGATTGGTGGCTTGCACAATGGTCTAAAAATGAACCAACAATTTTAAATTGTGGTTTATGGCAGTTTGGCGGAGGTACCAATTTTATAAGAAGTAATAGAGTAGGAGGAATAATTACTGATCAAAACTATGCTTTAAAAGACTATCCATCAATAATTAAATCTCTTGGTAAAAATGGTTTCTCAAAATCTGGAGAAGCAACTTCAACAGAACATTTACCAGAAAGAAGTGAATCAGTTTATATAGTTAAACGTGGAGATACTTTAAGTGGTATTGCAAGCAAATATAATACTACATATCAAGCATTAGCAAGTTATAATGGTATTAATAACCCTAATTTGATTTATGTTGGACAAGTAGTAAAAATACCTAATTGTAGTACAAACACCTCAGATGAGGTAAAATATGTAGTTAAGAGAGGCGATACTTTAAGCGATATTGCATCTAAATATAATACTACATATCAAAAAATAGCATCTGATAATGGAATAAGCAATCCAAATTTAATTTATCCAGGACAAGTATTAATAATTAAATAAAAAAATGCACAATGATTGTGCAAAAAGTATGTAAAAAAAGTAAAAAATGCACAATAATTTGATAATATTGTGCAAAATTAAAACCTATCTTTATAGATAGGTTCTTTTTTTTTGT